ATGACAGCACTTACTAGATCACCTCAGAATACAAATCTATTACAACCGACAAAGTTTTTATTAACTTTTGATCGGTTACCAAACACAACTTTCTTTTGTCAGTCTGTAAATATACCAGGTATCAATCTAGGTCAAGCACCACTACAAACTCCAATGTTAGATATCTTTGCGCCCGGTAACAAGATCACCTACAATCCATTCAATATTCATTTCTTAGTTGATGAGAAACTGGCATCGTGGCAAGAATTACACACTTGGTTCCGTTCCATTGCGTCTCCAGACAGTTACGAAGAAAGAAAAAGGTTGCAGGCGGGTTATGCACAAAGGGGCAATAAACCATCTTATTATTCAGATGGTACTTTGACTGTTTTATCTTCATTGAATAATCCACTATTACGGGTTAATTTTTATAACATGTTTCCCATCACACTATCAGATATCATATTTGATTCCAGTCAATCCGCTGATGATATTATTTCGGCAGATTCCACTTTTATGTTTGATTATTTTGATTTTGTAGACGTTTCTTCTTGACATTTGTTGTCACCTGTGTTATTATACAGGTTTAAATTATGGTTTTATATTATGGAAAATCTAGAACAAGTACTAAAAAATTGGGAAGTAGATGCCGAAATGGATCAAACGGAACCAGGTAAAGAATTACTGAAGATTCCAAAACTCCACAACAAGTATCTTTCTATTCTAACCAAGCACAAGATTGCCTCTAAGAAGGCACACTTTGATTATCTCCGTATGCGTAAAATAAAGATTGAGTATTATAGTGGCAGAATGGATCAAGAAGAATTGGATTCTCGTGGTTGGCAACCATTTCAGTTTGTATTGAAATCGGATATTAATGCCTACTTAGAAGGTGATGACGATTTAATTAAGATGTTAGAAAAGAAAGTTTATCACGAAGAAACGGTATCTGTCTTAGAATCTATTATGAATGAATTAAAACAAAGAACATGGCAACTCCGTGACTTTATTAGTTGGGAAAAGTTTATTGGTGGACAATAGACGTACATATTCGGTTATAAATACTCCAAAAAAGAGTGTTTATGGAAAATATATTTGAAGGTTTTAAAGACATTAAGTTTGATGAAATTCAAAATAAAGAATTTATTGAATATAAAGAATTGTGTGCGATTGGTGCACATTTAAGAAATGCCACAATGGTTGAATGTCCGCATTGTAAGGTAATTGGTAATGAACCTAACATGATGCGTTGGCATTTTGATAATTGTGAAACTGTTTTACGGCATTGTGAACAATGTGGTAATACAATACCAAGGCAAGGAATAAAACCATTTCTATATGATGTTAAAAAATATTGTAATAGAAAATGTTATATGGATAGCAAAAAAGGTAAGCCACCTATTGTTATGACGGATGAAGTTAAAAATAAATTATCGGTGATTAGAAAAGAATGGTGGAAAAACCACAAATCCTCATAAACAAAGTTAATGAGGTCTACGCAAAAATTACGGCAGAAAAAAGTATTTTGAAAGAAGCTTCAGAATATTTTACTTTTTTTGTACCAGGATACCAATTTGTTCCTGCTTACCGAAATAAAATTTGGGATGGCCGCATACGGCTCCTAAATTTACAAAACAATCAACTTTATATTGGATTACTTTCTTATTTGGAATCTTTTTGTGATGAAAGAAATTATACATATGAATACCAAAATGGCTTAGAATTACAAGACGAATATTCAGAATATCATGCGAAGAAATTTATATCAAAAATTAACCCACATGCTCGTGGAGAGCCAATTGAAGTCAGAGAACACCAAATTGCTGCCTATGTTCACGCAATGCAAAACAGAAGAGCGTTACTCTTATCTCCAACAGCTTCAGGCAAATCGCTTATCATCTACTTGTTGTTCCGACAACTCCACGAATACCAAAATTTAAAAGGTCTTATTATAGTTCCAACCACTAGTTTGGTGGAACAATTATATTCTGACTTTGGTGATTACAACAACGGTGAAATGTTAAACGTTCACCGAATCTACCAAGGTAAAGAAAAAGAAACCGATAAACCTCTCACCATTTCTACATGGCAATCTTTATATAAGATGCCAAAAGAATACTTTGAACAGTTTGATTATGTAATTGGTGACGAGGCACATAACTTTAAAGCACAATCTCTTACTTCTATTCTTACCAACTGTGTGAATGCCAAGTATCGTATTGGTCTAACAGGCACTCTTGATGGTACAAAAACACACAAACTTGTATTAGAAGGACTTTTTGGTCCTGTTCGTAAAGTAATTACCACAAATGAATTGATTCAACAGAAAGTGGTTTCTCAATTTGAAATCAAATGTCTTGTTTTAAAACATTCTGATGAAATTGCCAAAGAATTAAAATCTAAAACTTATGCTGAAGAAATTCAGTATCTCATACTCAACGAATCTCGTAATAAATTCATTAAAAATCTTGCAGTTAGCCTTGGTACTAATACACTTGTTTTGTATCAAATGGTTGACAAACATGGCAAAATATTGTATGATATGATTAGAAACACAGAACGCATAGGCGATAGAAAAGTGTTTTTTGTTCATGGCGGAGTTGATGCTTCTGACCGTGAAGAAATTAGAAGAATTATGGAGATTGAAAAAGATGCTATTGTTGTGGCTAGTTTTGGTACTTTTAGTACTGGTATTAATATTAGGAATTTGCATAACATTATATTTGCAATGCCAACTAAATCAAGCATACGCACTCTCCAAAGCATTGGACGAGGCCTACGACAGAGTGAAGGCAAAGAAATTGCAACTCTCTACGACATCGCAGATGACCTCAGAGTCGGCAAACACATGAATTATACCTTAAAACATTTCGTGGAAAGAACAAAGATATATAATGAAGAGCAGTTCCCATTTAAAATATACAAGATAGGACTTAAAAATGCTTGAATATAAAACACAAATTATTAAACTACAAAATGGAACTGATTTGATTGCCAATGTCTGTATGCATGGTCAAGAACATTATGTTTTGGATGAACCAATGGAATTTGGTGTTGATTTTCATGGTCAATCTGCTGGTTTGGTTATGAAACATTATTTGCCAGTTCAGTTATTAAAAAAGAATCAAATGGAGATTCATGCCAAAGATGTTCTCTCTGTGATGGATCCTGATGATGAGTTTTGTGAATATTATATTAATACGGTATCTAAGATAAAAGCGTTGTTACAGGCAAGAGACATCGTGAATGAAATGACGGATGAAGAAATAAGTGAAGCAATCAATAACTTTGAGGAAATAAATTATCATGGTAATACAATACATTAATACTTTCAACCAAAGACATACTCGACTATACACACTTGTCAAGCGTATGTCAACAACATTATGTGGCAATTATGGCGACTAAACAAAAACATTACATAAACAATGCTGACTTTCTACAAGCCTTAATTGATTATAAAGCAGCACAGAAAGATTGTAAAAAGAAAAAGGCACCGCCTCCTCCTATCCCAAATTACATTGGAGAGTGTTTCATGAAGATTGCAGAAGGTTTATCACACAAACCAAACTTCATTAATTACACTTACCGTGATGAAATGATATCAGATGGTATTGAAAACTGTCTAATGTATTTTGATAACTTTGATCCAACCAAATCAAAGAATCCATTTGCTTACTTTACTCAAATTATTTACTATGCCTTTTTACGAAGAATCCAAAAAGAAAAGAAACAGACTTATGTAAAGTATAAAGCCACAGAACAAATGGGTATACTTGATGAATTTGAAATGCTTGAGTTTGAAGATGGTACCACAAAACAATTTGAACTATATGACAATATTTCAGAGTTCATTGAAACCTATGAAGAAGCCAGAGAAGCAAAGAAAGCGGTAAAGAAGCCCAAAGGTATTGAAAAGTTTCTAGGAGAATGATATAATGTATAAAGTAAGTTATTATCTGACTGGCGGCGCATTAAGGTTTAAGTCATTTCATACCTTTCATGAAGCGTCCGTATTTGCCAACCAATTAAAACCAGTTGATTGTATATTAGAAATTAAATATTATGAAGAAGTTAACAACAAAAAACCAGACAGGAACTAATGTAGCAATCATTACCGACCAACATTTTGGAGCTCGTAATGATTCAATACATTTTTTAGATTACTATGAACGGTTTTATCGAGATACTTTTTTCCCTTCCCTTGATTGGAATGATATCGATACCGTTCTTATTCTTGGTGATACTTTTGATAGACGCAAATATGTAAATTTTTATTCCTTGAAACGAACCAAGGAAATGTTTTTTGATGAATTAGCCAAACGGAACATTCAAGTTCATATGTTGGCAGGTAATCATGATACTTATTTCAAAAATACCAATGATGTTAATTCGGTAGACCTGTTACTCAAAGAATATAATAACATTACTGTATATGATAATCCAACAACAATAAACATTAAAGATACTAAAATCTGCATGATGCCTTGGATTTGCGCAGAGAACTATGAAGAATCAATGTGTGTTTTATCTGAGACTGAGGCTGATATTGTTATGGGACACTTTGAAATTGCCGGTTTTGCCATGAATCGTGGCATGCCATCACATGAAGGATTGGATCGTGGAATTTTTAGTCGCTTTGATTGTGTTTTTTCAGGTCATTATCATCACCGTTCTTCTCAAGATAATGTTCGGTACCTTGGAAATCCCTACGAACTCACATGGCAAGATTATAATGATCCTAGAGGTTTTCATTTGTTTGATTTGGCCACTCGTAATCTGGAGTTTATTCAAAATCCTAATGTAATGTTTCATCGTATCGTTTATGATGACAAAGAAGAATCAATTACCGAAATCAATAATAAAGACTTGACAAAATATACCAACACATATGTAAAAGTTGTGGTAGTCAACAAAACCAATCCCTATCTGTTTGACAAGTTTATGAACAGAATATACGAAGTCAACCCAATTGATATTACCATTGCCGAGGACTTTACAGACTTGACAGAAGGCGTGGAAGATGATATGATTGATCAAGCAGAAGATACTATCACAATTATTAACAAATATGTGGATGGTATTAAAGAAGAACATATTGATAATGATAAACTCAAAACAGTATTAAAAGAACTGTATGTTGAGGCACTTAACCAAGAACAGGCATGATTATATTTCAGAAGGTCCGTTGGAAGAATTTCTTATCAACAGGCGCAAGTTTTACCGAAATTAATTTTCAAAAATCACCAAACACACTTATTATTGGCAACAATGGTGCCGGCAAATCAACCATTTTAGATGCTTTGTGTTTTGGTCTTTTTGGTAAACCGTTTCGTAAAATTAATAAACCACAATTACTCAACTCCATCAACCAACAGGCATGCGTTGTGGAAATTGAGTTCCTTATTGGCAAAAAACAATATAAAATTATTCGTGGCATTAAACCAAACGTATTTGAAATTTTTTGTAATGATGTCTTATTAAATCAAGATGCTGCTTCAAAAGACTACCAAGAAGTCTTAGAGAAAAACATTCTCAAATTAAATTTTAAATCGTTTACTCAAGTGGTCATTTTAGGTTCTGCTTCATTTGTTCCATTCATGCAATTATCCCCTGCAGACAGACGAGCAATCATTGAAGATTTATTAGACATTCAAATCTTTTCTTCTATGAATGGTTTGGTTAAAACCAAAATGTCAGAACTTAAAGACGCAACCACAAAAACAAAATATGAAATGGACTTGACATCAGAAAGAATCAACTTTCAAAAGCAAGCCATTGAGGACCATAAGAAACATAATCAAACTGAGATTGAAAAAAAACAAAAAGAAGTAAATGAAAGTATTGACCAGACATTTACATTACAAAGAGATGTTGAATTAATCCAAAAACACATTGATGTTCTACAGAAAAAAATTCAAGACAAACTTTCTGTGGAAAAGAAAAGTTCCAAGTTATTACAATTAGAAGCCAAATTAGAATCTAAACTAAAAAAATTAGACAAAGAGGAGAAATTCTATGAAGAAAACCACGACTGCCCAACCTGCAAACAAGGTATTGCTGACACCTTCAGACGTAGCCAACTTAGTGGAATCAATAAAACAAAAGGAGAAGTTGGAGTTGCAGTCAAGGATATCGAAACTCAAATCCAAAAGGCAAATGAGCGGATCGAAGAAATCCAAGAAGTAGTTAAACATATTCAAGCACACAACAATGAAATTGTCAAACACAATTCAACCATATCGGCGGTCAATACTTACATTACTAAATTGCAAAAAGAAATTGAAGTTTTATCTACCTTACGGGAGAGCATCGAAGTTGATAATGAAAAACTTAGAGAACTCAAAGTCGAGTTAGGAATTTTAGTTAAGAAACAAGAAGAACTATCGTCAGAGAAACAATACTATGAGTTTGCTGGTAACTTATTAAAAGATACTGGTATTAAGACAAAGATCATTAAACAGTATTTACCAATTATGAATAAGTTGGTAAACAAGTATTTGACTGCTATGGACTTCTTTGTAAACTTTAACATCAACGAATCATTTGAAGAAACAATTAAATCTAGGCACCGTGATGATTTTAGTTATGCTAATTTTTCAGAAGGTGAAAAGATGCGTATCGATTTGGCACTATTGTTTACATGGCGCCAAATTGCCAAGTTAAAGAACTCAACAAACACCAACTTGTTGATTCTTGATGAAGTGTTTGATTCATCATTAGATGGTGTTGGTACAGAAGAATTTTTAAAACTAATTCACGATATGGGTTCTGATACCAATGTATTTGTTATCAGTCATAAAGGCGACCAATTATTTGATAAATTTAGGTCAATTATTAAATTTGAAAAACATAATAATTTTAGTAGGATAGCAAAATGAGTGAAGTATTTAAATATAATACCGAAGAAGTAGTTGCGCAAGGTAGAGCTGAATCTGTTCCACAAGCAAAACTATTTCCTTTATTACCAGAAAATCATCCGATGTTAAAACAGGCTTTGCCTGAATTTGACTTTACGAATCCACCAGTAAATCCAAATGAGTTTGCTTCCACTTTGGTTGAAACTTGTAAACATTATAGAGGTTATGGTTTGTCTGCCAACCAATGTGGATTTCCATATCGTGTATTTGTTATGGGTACAGGTGAAGATTTTGTGGCATTCTTTAATCCTGAAATTATCAACGTATCAAAAGAAGAGGCACACCTCGCAGAAGGTTGTTTATCTTTTCCATT